ATCTAAACTCTTTTGAGTTTTACTTTTTTCTACACATAAATCATATTCATACTCCTCTAAAGGTCTTTTAGGAAAAAACAACAACTTATTAAACTCTGACTCTTCATCAATTTTTAATTGTGTAACAACATTTTCTGGTATTACACCATGATTCTTTAGATATTTTGTGTAAGCATCTAGCGAAAACTTATTACCTTTCGCCGCTCCGAATATAGAACTAGCAGATAAACTAATTTTAAAAACATCGCCTTTCATGTCGTGGCTTAACAATACAGCTAATTGTTTTTGATACTTGCAAGCTTTGGTTAGGTTCTCATCTGAACCAGAGATGTTTTTCTTACAACCTATACAGGTAACATTCTGTCTTTCATTAACTTCTTTATCTGGCTTCATACCATCGTAAGACCAACAGATGTAATGCTCTCCATCGTGGTACATTCTACTAACATGTGGAGATTGTTTGAGTACGATTACGTCTAATGTTTTCTTTGTAGAAGTAGTAATCTTCCCGTTTTGATCGAGGCAAAAAGACTTATCTTTTACGATAATCTTATTCATTAAGTTCTTACTTTCTTCTACGTACAGTTACGGCGTATCTAGTTTCCTCATTCATACCTTTTGGTAAATCATCAGGATTGTCTTCCACCCACCTTTTAAAATTACCTTGGTGAACTCTACGCTCTAAAAGATCAAAGCAATCTCTTTGTCTAATAAACTCATACAGAGAATCAAAGTCAGAAGTCCAGAATCGGGTTCTGGTTGTACGCATAATCGTACCATTTGGAGTCTTAATACTATCAGCTCCAGTTTTCTCACAAAGTGTTAGCATCTCAGCTTCCACGATTTGCATTTTCTCTTTTAAAATATTTTGTTGTTCTTCGTGAGTTTGTTGCATCTCGTACAGTTTCTCCCGCATCTTCACATAAACTTGTGAAAGTTTGTCTGCATTTATATTCATACTTTCTCCTATCTTATTATCAATTATTTACTTTGTCTACTTTCTCCTTAAAAAGTTCCACAATTTGTTCATGTATATTTTGTTTTTTCATAAGTGCCGCATAAACTTTGCTCTCTTCATAGCTACCTTCTAAGTTTATGATTGTTAAAGGATTTTTTTGCCCCTTCCTGTGAGCACGTGCATTTGCTTGTAGATAAGTTTCTAAACTAAGAGGTGGCCCATACCATATGATTGTATCTGCGGCAGTTAAAGTAACGCCGTGAGCCGCCGCCTGTGGTTGTATTATTAGAACTTTGGGGTCAGGTTTATCTTGAAATGCTGAAAATATCCCTGTCCTTTTTTTAGGGGTAACTTCTCCTGATATTATATCGTTTGTTATTTTTTCTTTTGTAAGTGCTTCGGATATGATCTCTATAGCGTGTTTAAAAGGCACAAATATTAAGACTTTATTAGATGACTCTCTAACTGCTGCAAGCAACTCCTGCAGTCGATTACCACCATCAAATGATATGATCTCACCAGTATCTGAGTAAACTGCTCCGCACGAAAGCTGTAAGAGTTTGTTTAATAGAGTCGCCGCATTGACTGCTGATATACATTCATCTGCCGCTAAAATTAAATTATCTTTTTTAATTTTGTTTCTGTATATATCTTGTTGTTTTGTTAGCGGTATACGTCTGGTCAGATAAGTTATTTCTGGTAAATCTAAACACTCTTTTTTCGTAAATCGGATAGAGGGTTGCAGTACGTTATGCACTATATCCACAGCTTCCGGTCTAGGAATCCATTTAAATTGTGATATTCTTTGCATAACTTTATCTTTAAATGCCCCCATAAATCTAGGCACTCTATCTGGAACAATCATTCTAGCTAATCCAAACGCATCTACTGGGGAGTGTGCGGCGGGTGTGCCTGTCAACATCCAAACCCATGTGCTATCGTTTAGTAGTTTATACAAGCATTTCCATCTTTTAGTTGAGTAGTTCTTATAAGCATTTGCTTCATCTACAATAATTAAATCAAACTGATCTTTAATCTCATCACTTAATATCTCTACCCCATCGTAATTTATAATTACAAATTCTGATCCTTCTTCTAAGATCGCTTTTCTTTTTCTAGGAGTTCCGTAAGCAACACTACAGGTTCGGTGCATCGCAAACTTAAATAAATCTTCTTGCCATGCTGATTGCATAATAGAAAGAGGGGATATAACTAACACACGATCTATTAATCCTTCATTCATAAGATAGTCAGCCGCCCATATACAAGAAGCAGTTTTACCTGTGCCTTGCTCGTTGAAACAAAAAGCTCTTTTATTTATAGATAGAAACGCTGCTGTATCTATCTGGTGTTTCATGGGTTTGTGAAACCCTGTCCATTTATAATCTCTGGTGATAGGAGAAGGTGTATTTATAAAATTTAATTCTCTGAGTTTTAGTGATTCTTCTAACCCCCAGCGAACTATGACTTGTTCATCTTCTATTAACTTACTTTTATTTATATTATCTAATACTATGTCCGGGTTTCTTAATTTAAGTAGTAATCCTTTTTCGTTTATTATCCTCATGCTTTTCCTTTTGATTCACGCTTACTCCTTTCTGACACTAATTTGTGTTTGGAGTTCCTTTTAAAAGAACGGTTTTTTGATTTTGATACTACCTTTACACCGTCCTTATTACTTCCTCCCTTTGACAAAGCTTTTTTGTGAGCTACGTCTTTACCCTCACGCATGTCAGCTTTACCATTTTTATTTCTATCAGGTTTTGTTTTATCTAACTTTCTTCTAGCCCGCTGACGTTCCATGCGATTTTTATGTTCGCCACGTTCTCTTTGTTGTTTATATTCTTTTTTGTATGGTCGTTTTTTATTTACATATGGCATGATATAAATGTCTCCCGTTATGAATACACTCTACAACTGGACAATACTTCTCGCAAGTAAAGTTTTCTTTTGCGTTCCAAATACCTTCTTTATATGCGATTTTTAAATGAGAAAACTTTTCTGTCCATTCTCCCATTATCCCTATAATGTCTGAGCGAGTATATTCTCTTTTAATTATATCGTTGCAAACTAAAAATAGCAGCCCCGCTTTGATGTTTTCTATCTCAGGAAAATGTGCAAATACACAAAGAGCCTGTAAGTCTAACTGCTTAGTGTCTGCAAATCGTGTTGACTTTCCTGTCTTGTAATCTATTAACACAGCATCTTTACCATTAACAATTAGTAAATCAGCAACACATCTGTACCAAGCATCTTTGCTTGAAAATCCAGTGGGTTCACCAGATTCGGTCAAACCCATTTTAATCTCACAATGTTTATCGCCTTCTCTATCTCGTAGTTTTTCCATAACTTTTTGTATGTATTCGTATTTCTTAGGGATAGGTGTGCCATCTGCAACAAAATGTTCTGCCGCACTGTGGACACTTTTCCCGTATATCATGGCTGTGGACGATTCTTGTTTCACATCTTTTATAACCTTTAGATGGTAATACTTTTTAGGGCATTGTTTAAATACCCCGTAGCTACTGTAAGACCACGGTAGATTAATCGTCTTTTCTATCACTAGATTCCTCATCAAGAAGTATGAATGTGTTTCGTAACATTCTAGCTTCTATTATAAGCTTTTCTGCTATCTTTTGTGCATCTGCATATTGTTTAAATGCCGTAAAATGTCTAAGCTTATCAACAAGTTGTATAACTGTAACCATTTGTTTACTATTCTCTAGTGCCACTTTGTTAGCACTCTGCATAGGACTTTCCGACTCCAAGTTCACAGTCGATTGGGAGTCCTGTTGCCCACTCTGGGACGTATCGCATACATTCTTCGACATACTTTTTTGCCTCCTCTATCTCTCTATCTCTAACTAAACACGTAACAGCATCATGCACTGTCAAAACTACTTTATATTTCTTACTGACTTTTAGTATCTGCTCCGCCACAATACAACGAGCCAACGCTTGAACAATGTTCTCCACAACTTTACCCCCATAGATATACACATCTTTTTCGTTTTTCTTTCTATCGTAGGTAAATACAGATCGAACCCCAAAAGAATAGTCGCTTTCTTGTTTCACAGTCAAGTTGTTGTATATCAACTTCATGTGGTTTGGTAATATAAAACCATTTTTGCAAAGTTCTATAATGCCTTTCCTACCCACCACACACTTTGTACCTCTTACCATATCATCCAATGCACTGTTCGCCGCATACCATAAACTCTTTATTCTTGGATAAGTAGTTCTATATACGGTGATGATTCGCTTTGATTCTTCTAAGTCAATATTTATATTTTGAAGTTTTAGCATGGCTTGGAATTTAACGTGCCCCATTCCATAGCCGCAACCTAGAATCACTGTCTTACCAAAGAAGCGTTCTTCTTTCGTAATATCTTCTACTTCTTTACCGTAAATCTTAGAAGCCATAATCTTGTATACATCTTGACCATCAGCAAAAGCATCTATTAAATCTTGTTGCATCGCAAACCAAGCCAGAGTTCTAGCTTCTATCTGAGAAGAATCACAGTTTATAAGAGAATAATTTTTTGGCGGCACGATAGATTTTTTTATACCTGATGTGCCATCTCTTGATGGTAAGTTTTGCAAGTTGATTTTATCAGTGCCACCCCACCTACCTGTGTGTGCCGCATAATACTTTAACGGCACCGGGAGAAGTCCCCTTTTACCAATACCTATAAATCTCTCAGTACGTGTTTCTTCAATTGTTGTTTTCACCCCTAGTCTAGCTGACATCAAACTCTGCACACGTATGTCTTCATGCTCTAATAAATTCATAAACTCTTTATCGCTTTTTGCAAACGCCCAAGCTTCCTTGCCTGTACGTGCAGATATTTTCTTTGGGGGTGTTACATCTAAAGCCAACAGAGCCTCGGCAAACTTATCGTTAGACATAATAACTTCTTTAGATGCTTCCGCATTGTTTAACAGTTCCTCCTTTTTTGACTTTACGTTTTCTAAATGTTTTTCTAAGGCTGCAATATCAACATGAAGGACTGGGTCTGAAAACATCTTTATTGTTAAATCAATTAGGTCAAGTTCTATTTGTACAAAATTCTTTTTTAGTTCTTGGTATAACTTGTAAGTGAGAGATACGTCATTTGAGCAATAGCTTCCGTATTTAATCATCTCTTCTTCTGTAAACATAATTCTACGTTTGCCGTTAGCATCATGTACCTCGGTGCCTTTGCATCCTAGTTCGTAAAACTCAGAAAGTTTAGCTAGACTATTACCAACTTCAAAACCATGAATCGCTCTTGCCATAGACAAAGTGTCTGCCCAAACCAGAGGAGATATATCATATATCCAAGATAAGATAGCAGAATCAAACATTGCGTTATGTGCAATAGCCACACTATCTTCCCAAGCAAACTGTTCTAAAAAATCTTTAGTCTCTTCAAATGTACCTGTAAAAAACTCAGGTTCTTCATCGTTAAACTGCACGGAAACTCCAATGACTTCAAACTCAGGACTTCTAATATATGCTTCGGTAGTCTGTTTACTTAAGCTATATGTTTTTTTGTCATAATAAGTTTCAAAATCAATTGTCAGGTAGTTTTGCGTCATCTTCTAAAACTTTTACTAGTTTTCTCAAATAATGGATTGCTTTTTTAACCTCTAATATAGAATCATCCTTTGACCCCATTCTAAGTAAATACTTAATTGCATTGGCTCTGTACGCACCAATCCGTTGTTCTCTGGGAAAGGAATCTATTACATCCCACGGTGAGACTGTCATTTTTTTATAATGTTCCCCACCATATTGAATCTGATCGGGGTCTTGTATAATTGATTTATTAGAACTCATACATTCTCCTGTGGTTAAATTTAAATTTATCTATACAATGACAACTAAAGCAAGGCATATATTAACAAGCCTACAATTAGCATGTCTACCGGAAGACGAACCAATGGCGACCAATGAAGGCTATTGGTGGTTAGGCTTTGATGGTAAACAATCCGCAGCGTTTTGCTCATCACGACCTTCATCTCAGTGGGAAGATGCCATGTATATGTCTCGATGCGGAGTTTTACCAGCTTGGAGAGGAAAGGGTTTACAGAGAAAGATGTTATCAATAAGAGAACGCCATGCTCGTAAACTAGGGTATACTTGGTCAATTACGGATACAACAGAAAATCCGGCCAGTGCAAACAATTTGATACGTAGTAAGTACAAAATAATTGAGCCTTCTTCTCCTTGGGGGTTGAACGAGCAAACAATATACTGGACAAAATGCCTTACAAAGACCCCGAAGTAAGAAGAATAAAAGCTAAAGAGTATGGTAAAAAGTGGTATCAGAAAAACAAA